CGTGCACAGCGTTCCCGACGACTTCGAGCTCCCCGAGGGCTGGAAGGAACTGTCGGAGGCGGACGCGCCCGCGTACCTGCTCGGCACCGAACCGGACGCGCAGGTGACCGCGGTGGAGTCGCACGACGGCGGCGGGATCATCCCCGAGCAGCCCTCCATCGACCACGTCGGCGACGGCCCTGTTCCCGAGGTCGCACCCGTTGAGGGTGAGGTGGCCCAGTGACCGACGGCATCCGCTACATCGAGTCCGAGACCGGCGGCATCCACACCGTCACCGAGGAGCACCTCGAGCGGCACCTGATGTCCGAGCCGAACAATAACGGCAACCGGTACCTCCTGCCGGGGTTTAAGGAGATCACCGAGCGGGAGGCGAAGAAACGCAACCCGCAGCTGTTCGGCGCCCCGGACCCGCAGGTGACCCTCACCGACGACGAGCTCGTCCGGGCGGCGCAGCGGAAGAAGCTCCTCGATGAGCTCTTCCCGAACCGATCCGAAGACACCCCCGAGGAGTAGCTGATGCTGGTCTACGCGACATCCGCTGACCTTGCCGCGTGGACCGGCACCGCTGCACCCTCGAACGCTACGCAGGCGCTCAGGTCGGCGTCCCTGGCCGTGCGGGAGGCGACGGAACTCGACTTCTTCGCCACCGACACGACCGGGATGCCGACCGACGCCACCCTGCTGCAGGCGTTCAACGACGCAACGTGCTGCCAGGCTGCTGCGCTCATCGCCCTCAGTGTTGACACGAACGCCGGTGGCTCGGTCGTCCCGACCGTCAAGGAGTCGAAGAGCATCGGCTCTGCGCGCATCACGTATGCCCAGCAGGACGCCAAGAACGCGGCTGACGCGAAACAGCAGGCGCTCACTGGGCTTGTGCCCGAGGCGATGCGCATCCTTCGTGACGCGGGCCTCGCCCGCACGGCCCCCTGGTTCGTCGGATGAGTAAGAACGAGCTGGACGAGTTCTTCGTCCACACCGCCAAGGTGGAGACCTACCTCGGTGAGGGCAGCAACGGGTCGGTGTACGCCGCCCCGGTCACCCTCTCGCCGACCAGCACACCGCCGAACGGCGTATTCGCTGATGACTCCCGCAAGTTGGTTCGCAACGCCAACGGTGAGCAGGTCGTCTCCGAGACAACCCTGTACACGTCGATCAGCAACGTCGGGTTGTTCACCGAGAAGTCGCGGGTGACGATCCTCGGCGACAGCGACGGGGACGAGATCACCCCGGGGCGTGCGGCGTTGGTGATCAAGGTGAACGCGAACGATTCCGGGACCCTCGACCTGCCTGACCATCTCGCGGTCACGCTGACGTAGGAGGCCGCATGGGCATCGAATGGCACTTCGACCTGCACTTCGATGAACTGAAAGCCGAGACGGCTGCGAAAGCGGACGAGGCGGTCCTGGCGGGCATGTCGTTCATGCACGGGCAGGTCACACCGCTCGTCCCAGTGGAAACCGGTGAACTCGTCGGTTCCGGTGATGTCGGTCTCGGCTACGTCGACGGCGCCACGATCGCATCCGGTGAGCATGTCGCCCACCTGTACTACCCGGGCCCGTACGCGCTCTACCAGCACGAAGGCGTCTACTTCCGCCGCCCCTCCACGTATGGTGCCCCGCTCAGCCACACGCACGGGGAATCGTTCTACCTCATCCGCCCGATGCTCACCGACGCGGAAACAACGATCGCGATAGTGCGTCAACGATTGGGGCTCTGATGGCGACCACCGCCGACCTGTTCAACGGCATCGCCACGCTGCTGCAGACCGCGAGCGTCGGCCGGTACATCCCGAAGTCGGACACCACGAGCGTCTACTCACCCGGAGACACCGCCATCGTCCGCGCCAAGCTCCCCACAAGCCCGGACAGCGCGATCGCGCTGCGGATCATGCCCACATCCGCCGACGTGTCGTCGCCGTTCTCGACGTTCCTGATGCAAGCGCTCGTCCGGGGCCTCCCGAACGACGCAGATAGTGCCTCGAACCTCGCCGACGCTGTCCGCGACAACCTCCTCGGCCTCACCGACACATGGTTCGGCGGCACGCACGTCGTGCAGGTCCGGTTCTCCGGCCAGGTCGACCTTGACCCGGACGAATCCGACCGTGACCAGTGGTCGCTGAAGCTCCTCTGGGACGTCGATGAATCACCAACAGACCTCCGCCCTGCCGGCGGCTGGGACTAAAACCCAACCCTCCGTAACACCCACGGCCTTCGGGCCTTTTTTTACGCCCTGAACAGCCTGAGGAGGCAAAAATGAGCGGCACAATCACCCTGCTCGCCCGCGACTGGAAACTCGACGTTTCCACCGACGGCACCAACTGGGTCCCCCTGAACGGCATGACGGATTTCTCCCCGTCCGTCGTCCCGAACAACGTCGATACGTCGGACTACGACACCGACGGGTGGGGCTCACACGAGCCGACGATGAACGACTGGAAGGTCGTCATCAAAGTCAACCGGAAGTCGACCGCGGGGGTGAAGGACCCGGGGCAGGAGATCCTGCGTGCATGCCAGGGCCAGTTCTCCGACGCTGCACGCGCGTACCTGCGCTACTACAAGCGCGCCGACGGTTCCGAAGCGAAGTCGGGTCGATCGACGATCGAGTGGGTTCCGTCGAAGACGTCGAACAAGGACGTCGAGGAGGTGCAGATCACTGCCACAGGTGACGGGGTCCTCTCGGACATCGCCAACGTGTCTGTGACCGCACCGGCCCCGTCGATCACCTCTGTGAGCCCGGCATCCGCCGCGGCCGGCGCCCAGGTCACGATCACCGGTTCGGCGTTCACGTCGACCGTGGCGACGACCGGCGTGAAGATCGGCGGCACCAACGCTGTCCCGTTCACCGTCGTGTCGGACAACGTCATCGTCGCGACCGTCCCCACCGGCACCGCTGGTGCGACCACCGTCGTGGTCACCAACGCGACCGGCGCTTCCGCGGCGTTCAACTACACCCGCGGCTGATAGCTGGGGCGGCGGCCGGTACTGGGTCCGGTCGTCGCCCCACCACCACCCAGACCACCCAGAGACCACTTCTACCCAGGAGAACCCAGTGGAATTTCCGGACTACAACGAGGTCGTCGAGCCGCTCGTGCTCCCGATCAACGGCAAGAAGTACACCATCGCCCCGATCAGTCTCGATGACGGTGTGAAGCTGCTGGAAGGGCTCGCACCGGACACGAAGGAACCCCTCACCGATGAGGAGTTCTACCGCCTCGTGCTCGGCGACGTCCTCGACGAGATGCGCGCCGACAACGTCAAGAAGGAAGCGATCAGCCGGGCCGCGAAAGTTGCGCTCGCTGACCACCAGCGCGGCCGGGACACCGCGTTCGTGTTCTGGAAGACCGGTGGCGACCCAAAAGCGTTGAGGGAGCTGGTGGCGGCGGCTCTGGAGGCTTCAACCTCGATGACTACGGACGAGGCGAATACGACCCCGTCACCGGAGAGTGGGAGTGGTACGAGCCGATCCCGGAAGAAGTCAAACGGGTAGAGAAGGCCGCCACCTCCTGGATCTCTGTGCTTGAAGCGTGGTCGATCGTCGTGCCCGCGTTCCACCACGCGTTCGGTATCGACCTTGACCAGGCCCGGCATGCGGTCACGTGGCGGTGGTTCGCCGACCGTGTCGCCTACCTCCTCGAACACGACAACCCGCTCGCCCGGCATTTCGGCTACCGCTCACGTCTCGAACAGCTTCTCGAGGCCGTCTACACACGCCAGGAGGAGTAAGCGATGCCAGAGACGCCGACCACCGAGGGCTCCATCGTCGCGTACCTGCGACTCGATTCGTCGGACTGGGACCGGAAACTTGACGCGGCTGAGGCGCGCGCGAGGGAGCTCGCCGGCGTCGACCCGACGATTCGAGTGAACGCTGACACCGCGGAGGCGCTCGCGCAGCTGGAGGCGGTCAAGGAGGCCGAGGACCGCGTCGGCGGCACCACGACCACCACCTCCCGGGTGAACACCGTCGGGTCGTCCTCGGGCACCGACGCCGCTACAGCATCCACCAAGAAGCTGTCGACGGCGCAGGCCGATCTGCAGCGGGCGCTCACGGCGGCCGCCGCCGCGGCCGAGCGCGTGCAGGC